CTTCATAAAGTGCTTGCTGATGCCAACACTGACGGTTCTGGCAATCTTACTTTGGAGATATGGCCGGGGCTGAGAAGTTCGCGCAGCGGCACAATGGTTGTCAGCAGCCCTGTCGGGCGCTTCAGGCTGGCTAACAACGATACCGGGTGGGTGGCCGACATCCAGCAGTATAGCATCACATTTTCGGCGCGTGAGGCGATCTGATGACGAGATCGCTGCCTGCGCAAATGATCACCGACCTGGCGGCGGATGAGGTCACGCTTTTCTACGCTGTCGAGTTGCAGTTCGATGGTGGCACAGTTCGCCTTTGGAATGGCCACGGTGATATAACCATCGGCGGCTATTGGGTTGACGATGACACTTGGGACGATACCCAGGCATGGAGCGAAGGCGAGACATTTATCGGCAGCGGCTCCCTGCTTTCGATTAGCGGAATTGATGAGGCGTCGGATCTATCAGCCAAGGGTGCGTCGATAACTTTAACCGGCCTTTCCTCGACTATTATTAGCGCTGCGCTACAGGAGCCTTACCAGGGTCGGATAGCGAAAATATATATCGGCACCGATAACAACGGTTCACTGAGCCAAGTCGAAACCTTCGCTGGTTTGATTGACGTGATGACAATCGCTGACGATGGGCAGTTTGTGACTGTCGAGGTGACAGTCGAGAGTACGTTGATCAACCTTCAGCGGCCCAATATTCGACGCTACACATCAGAAAACCATAAGCTGCGTCACCCCGGCGATACGTTCTTCGATTTCGTTGAGAAACTGCAAGACAAAGAAATTGCTTGGGGCCGAAAGATTCAAGGTGGGTCTTCTAGGTCTTCTGCAGCATCTTCGATGGGCAGCGAGCCGAGCGGCGACGGCGGGTTCTAGGACAAGAAATGTCTTTGCTCAGATACATAGACAGTCAGCGGCGCAAGTCGTTCCAGCTTGGATCGCATGACTGCTTCACGTTCACCAATGGGGCGTGGGCAGCGAACTATGGTCATGGCTATGCTGACGATTTCATTGACACCTATAATGGTCTTGGCCCGAAGGCTTTTGCAAATAACATGGTCAAGCATTTCGGCAGCGCAAACCTCGAAGAAGCGTTCGACAGCAGATGGACGCGAACCAGCATTGATGAACTGGACCGAGGGGGCATTGTGCTTTCAGCAACTGAGGACCGATATTACACTCGCCACGCCATCGGAATAAAAACGTCGCCTGTTCGCGCAGTGTTCGTCGGAGCGGAAGATTTGGTGTATAAACCTCTTAATGATTGTTTCGGAGGTTGGATATGCCAGCGGCTGTAGCGCCAGCAATTGTCACCGCTTTAGGAACAGCGGGCGTGACCGTAACTCTTACGCAAGCTACCTTGATTGCTTATGCCGGCTTCACGGCGCTCACCTATGCCGCAAACAGACTGCTTGCGCCGTCTCTTTCGGGGCAGAATCAAGGCATAACGACCAACATCCGCGAGCCTGCCGCGCCGCAAGAAATTGTATATGGGAAGGTGCGAAAGGGCGGAGTCGTCACTTACCTTGAAACGACCGGCAACAAGAACAAGTATCTCCACCTCATCATCGCAGTGGCTGGGCATGAGTGCGAAGAACTTGGCGACATCTACATCAACGACGAGATCGTCACGATCAACAGCAGCGGGCAAGTAACGACTGACCGCTGGGGCGATAAGATATACATTTATAAGCACCGAGGCGCGCAGACTGCGGTGACCGACGCCTTCGACAATGTGTCTGGTGCGTCTCTCAGCAGCACCTTGCTCGCAGAGACCAATAACGAGATCGGCGATGATTTCGTCGGGGCCGGAATTGCTTACCTTTACGTGCGCTTAGAATATTCGGCGAAGCGATTTGGCGGCGGCATCCCGACGTTTACGTGCGTAGTCAAAGGTAAGCAGGTTTTGGACATGTCTGATGCCGCGACCACCTATCCGCAAAGCGCAAACGCAGCTTTGGTCATCCGAGACTACATCCGCAGCGGATACGGCTTAAACGACGATAGCATCAACACTACTGCGTTCGCTGCTGCTGTCACTACATCTGACGAGGATGTCCCCGTTTCCGCTGGGGGTACTCAGAAGCGCTATACAATTGATGGCATCGTCAACACGTCATCTACATCAGAAACAACCTTGTCGGATATGATCCGCGCCTGTGGCGGCGTCTTGTACTGGGCAGGCGGTCAGTGGAAGCTGAAGGCGGGTAAGTTCACTTCCTCGGAAATGTCACTGACGCTGGACGACTTCCGGTCCGGCATTACTTTGCCGACGCGCAAATCACGTCGAGACAATTATAACCGGGTCATCGGCAAGTTCATTCACGCCGACGCTGACTATACTGAAGCAGACTTCCCTGCCGTTACGTCCGCCGCGTTCCTGTCAGAAGACGCTGAGATTGAAAACACGCTTGACCTGAACCTGAACCTGATCACAGACGCTACCCGCGCCCAGCGAGTCGCGAAGATGACGCTGTTTCGCCAGCGCGAGCAAATGACCCTATCTGCTGACTTTGGCATCAGGGCGCTCGACCTCACCGTGGGCGATACAGTGGATCTGACCATTGAAGACTATGGGTTCGAATCGAAGCCTTTTGAGGTCGCAGAGTGGCGCCTAACTGAAGCAGTCAGCGAAGATGGCGTGAAGGTCAGGATGACGCTTCAGGAGGCGTCTTCCGAGGCTTATGACTGGGACGCAGAAGAGCAGGACATCATTGCGAACAATACCACCTTGCCATCGTATTGGGAGGGGATTGATGTTGGCGTATCGCTTTCGGCGGTCAAGCGCATCCAGGGCGAGAAACTGTTCAACACTCTGTTGATCAGCGTCACAACGGATGCGCCAGAACAAGTTGATTTCGTCGAGGTTGATTACAAGAAATCCAGCGACACCGAGTATGAAGTCGTTGGAACTGGCGAGGTGGATGAGACAACCGGCGAAGCAATATTCGAAGTGCTGGATGTTGAAAGAACGACGTTTGATGTCAGGGCAAGAACGACAAGTGCGCTGGGCATCAAGGGCGATTATGCGGAGGCGTCGCTGTTGGCAGACGCCGTGGGCGATGCTCCTGCGGATGTCGCGGGGCTAGATATCGAAGCCGCCGGGGACGCTCTTATCCTAAATTGGGAACCTGTCCCTGACTTGGATTTGTCTTACTACGAAATACGTCACAGCATCGAAGAGAGCGGCGCTGGCTGGGGGTCATCTCTCGGCTCGGTCAAGAAGGTGGCAAGACCCGGCGTCTCGGCCACTGTGCCACTTCGATCTGGCACTTATCATATTCGCGCGTATGACAAGGGTGGAGTGCAAAGCAGCGCGGCGACGTCAGTTGTCGTCCCATCTAGCTATCTTCCCAGCTACAGCAACACGCTCACGCAGAGCGAAGACCCCTCTTTCGGCGGGACAAAAACCGGCCTTTCCGTTGTGTCTTCCAAGCTGCGCCTGACATCGCCTGTGAGCGACGGTGACACCGGCACGTATGACTTCTCAAACTACATCGACACAAGCAGTGTACGCCGCGTCTGGGCGCGCATAGAGGCTGCTGCACAGCGGCTGAATGATTCCGCTGGGCTTTGGGACGACCTGAGCGGCAACATCGACAGCTTGCCTGGCTTGTGGGATGACCTCACAGAAGTGCAGCTTTCAGACCATGACGTCGAGTTTTATATCTCGACAACGGACGATGACCCATCAGGAAGCCCATCATGGTCATCTTACAGAAAATTTCGCGCGGGCTTCTTCAGTGGCCGCGCCTTCCGTTTTCGGTTAGTATTCTCAACTGAAGCTGACAACATCACAACGGGCGTCACGTCCCTAGACGCCATCGTGGAGTATTAATATGGCACAGCACGACTATAACATCGCCAACGCGACGGCAGCGGTCGTTCGGGCGGACATCAACTCAGCCTTGAGTGCTATCGCCACCAACAACTCTGGATCTAGCGCGCCATCGACGACTTTCGCGTCGCAGTGGTGGTATGACACCAGCGCGAACATCCTGAAGATCAGAAACGAGGCCGACAGCGCTTGGCTGAACGTGGCCTATCTTTCAGGGTCGGAATGGTCCGTTCTGGACGATACGAAGGTGGTCAACACTAGTGGCACTCAGACGGGCCTTCTGGGCGATCAGGCGGAAAGCACCTGGCTGACTGGGACTGGCACGACTGAGAGCCTGATATCGCCAGCTAAGTTAAAGGTTGCAGCGAACGCTTTTGGCGGCTCAATGGTGCTTCTGGCTAGTGTCGATACAGCCACGTCTACATCTGCGCATGAGTTCCAAAGCTTCGTCACGTCAGCATATGACACCTACATCATCGATGTAGGCCTTGCCGTTCCCGCTACCAACGGCGTCATTTTCGAAATGCAATACATGGCCGGGTCATCGGCTCTTTCGACCTCTGACTATGTGCGAACGATTAGCTATGGTGACGATGGTCGAGCGGGCGAAGAACTAACAGCGCAAAACGAGATTGCTTTGTCTAGGGAAACCATCCTCAATGGCGCCAGCAATGGCGGTTATGCTGGACGAGTAACACTATTCAACGCAGCGGCGAACCTCCGACGTCACCCCGGCATTTTCCACGGCCTACACCCTCGCAGCAGCGGCAATGCGGACGAATTGCAGCTAGTCACAGGCGCGTTCCAGTATCGCTCAACGTCATCAATTGACGGTATTCGGTTTCAGATGAGTTCGGGGAATATCTCTCATATGATTGCTCAAGTTTATGGGGTCAGAAACTCATGACGACGTATAAAATGGTCAACGGCAAAAAGGTAAAACTGACGCCGGAAGAACAGTCCAGCTACAACGTCAAGCAGGCGCAGGCAAAAGATGCGACGACCGCCATCGCGGCAACTGACGCTAGGCGGATGAGGGACAAATACCTTGCGGACTGCGACTGGGTTGTCCTGCGACATGCTGAGAGGGGCGAGAGCATCCCGATTGAGTGGAGCGAATATCGTGAGGCTTTGCGAGATGTGTCAGATCAAGATGGGTTCCCGCTAGATATAAAGTGGCCGGCCAAACCGACTGAAGGAGTTGTCTGATGACGACCTTTAATAACGGCGAAAGCCTTAGCAGCGTCCGCACCAAGATCAACGAAGCCATCGACAAAGTGGATGGCAACTCGGCGTTTGACAACGACATTGACGTCAACGGCAACGTCTCACTGGGCGACAACGATGAGTTGCGCTTTGGTGATAGCAACGACCTGATCATTGAGCATACCGGAGCGCTTACCGACATCCGTAGTGCTACTGGTCACATGTCCATACGCAACTTCGCGGACGACCGTGACGTTTCGATCCAGTCTGACGACGGGTCAGGCGGCACTACAAATTACTTTGTGGCTGACGGCTCTACCGGTGAAGCTAAGCTGTACTATTACGGCTCAGAAAAGCTGAACACCCAGAGTGGCGGCGTTGATATTACTGGTACTCTTGATGTTACTGGCAACATCTCGCTCGGCGATAACGATGAACTGCGTTTTGGGGATAGCGACGACCTGATTATTGAGCATAACGGCACATTTGGCGATATTTTCAACAAGACCAGCGTTCTGGCAATTAGGAATGGAGCAGACAATCAGGATGTCGTTATTCAGACAGACGACGGTTCTGGATCAGTCGCAGACTACTTCCGTGCGGAGGGATCTACCGGCGAAGCCAAGATGTATTATTACGGCTCAGAAAAGCTAAACACCAAAAGCACCGGCGTAGATGTAACTGGTGACCTCACTGTAGACACCACTACTCTACACGTTGACAGTACAAACAACCGTATCGGTATCGGCTTGACCAACCCCGGCAGTGAACTACACATCAAAGGGTCTACTCCACAGGTCCGCCTCCAGCCTACAGGAGACACTCAAAATAACCGCATTGAGTTTTGTAACGCGGCTGGCGTGATCCAATCACGCATTATGAGTGGTGGCTCGAACGGAGATCAAATCCAGCTTGACGGAA